AGTCAATTGCTTCTGTGTGACCCTCTGACGCTGCCTTCAACATCTTATCGGCAACAAGTTCACAAAGCTTTAGTACGTCCGATGAAAGTTCTGGGGCAATCAGTTTAGCAAAAAACAAGCTCTCCCAAGCAGAACCCTGGGCAATTCTGAGAAAGGATATCTGAGAAGCCTGTCCGCTTCTTCCAGAACCCTCCATAATATTTGCGCCGACCGAAGCCAAAGACCTGTTCAGCTGGGAAAAATGCTTCCAAGCTAGCAGATTGTCCTCACCGTCGTCTCTCTTTTTAGGGGAAAGCTGCATTACTCGCTCGCAGAGCTCAAGTGATTTCTGCACAACGTCCGAGTACAGCACGACTTCAGGTCCTCCTACCGTAGATTCTACGATGGATTTTAAAATTGCTTCTTGTTTCTTTTCTTGTTTAGTAGCCATTTTTTAACCTTTCCTTATGTAAGCGGTGAATTGACAATCTGAGGCGATTAGCGGTCTGGGAATAGTCCGGTATCACTCAGGTGTGTTTAATTGATTCTAGGACCATTTGCGCCCTCCTAGTGGGCTGTCTGAAACATTATACAGGCCGATCTCACTTTGACCATTTAACCCACGATGTATTGCACCGCTACCTGTGGGCACCTGTTAAGTTCCCGTAGTTTAACGACTTCGGGACGGTCGGCTTTGTTCAGTGGTGCCAGCTCCACAAGTTTACGTCATGCAGTGACGCCGGTTTTAACGCAGCCGATACGTGACTAACTTCTCAGGTACCTTTTCCGTTAGTCAGATGTACCACACAGCCTTAAGGTTAGCTGTATCCCTTGGAAGTTGTAGGCGTCCCAACGCCTCGTTAGCTTAGGCGACCTAAGCAGTAGTCATGAATCGGTGACATACTCTCTCTTCCTATGTTAACTGTGAGCTAATGCCCACAATTTACTTATCGGAACAAACTAAGAAAACTTTAGCTCCGTCCACAAGTTGCTTTAAAATCATTTGGACCGACTTGTACAAACCGCGCAAGGCATTGACTTTGTGGGTACTTTTTGAAACAAGTCTCCGCTGCAGACTTGTGGTATTTTTCAAGGTCTGCGTCGGATAACTCTGGAGCAACCTGGACTATGGTATAACACTCCGTACCTTTTGGATTTGTATATTCAAGACCAAATGCGACCAAACCTGCAATAAATGTAATCATTTTGACACCATTCTAGCTACAATTTTAAACCAAGGCTTAGGGCTCTCAGACGACAGCTCCTGTGCTAAGAACAGGCGTTCATTGTCGTAAGACTCAGTGAACCACTTAGCTGACTTCTTGTCAATACCCATTACAGGGGTGATAAGCCCTAGGAGCATACTGTCTAGCTCAAACAGCCTAGACGCTAGGTACATGGCCACAGGAGGGGTTAGAAGAAACATCCCACCAATCCTAGGGGCATGGAACAGTAGCTGGGCATAAGGCAAGGCGTACCGCTCTGAGCACTGGGTAAAGATAGTAAATGCCATTGAAGCCGCAAATTGAGGTACATAACACTTAATAACCACCCCCTGTTCCTTGACCTTCTCCATTGCTTCAATGAAGACCATACCAGCGTACACGCTGCCACCTGGGCTGTCAATGTAAACCTCGATTGGGTCTTTAGAGGCGCTTGCCAAAGCAATAAGGTCGTTGGCCGCTGCAATGGTAGGAGCACCAATCTCATGGTCCAAACGGACTAGACGCTCTAGGTTTACCTTTACGGATTCGGTCACGCTTGGCTTGGCACTCAGATTCACTGGAGACACGAACCGACTTTTGCTTGTACGGTACGTAAAGTCCGGCTGGCTGTCTTTCGAAGGTGCCTTTGTTTCGCGTCCAGTTGAGGGTTGGGCTGGGCTTTGGTAAGTGTCGTTCGACAAGGTCTTCGAAGGGAAGGCTACCAAGTCCCGGGCACACCCGGAGATAGTCAGCAATGAGGTCAGCACGATAAAGAACACTAGGAATATAGTTAGCTGTCTCCTGTGCAAGCTGTCCAAAGGATCGAAGTGCAAGCCGTTGCCGACTCCCTCCATTGTAGTTTGCAAGTAGTTCTTGAACTGTGTAACTATCTTTCTCATAAATCTCCAATAGTTTAACGCCGTAGCGTACGTTGGTGTCTGGGTCAAACATGTCAACTTGCTTGTACTCGCCGAAGTGATTGTTGACTTCTTTTACAGCAATTTCAGTCATTTGCATCAATCCTTTCGCGTCTTCCGAACTTACTGCCAGGGGATTCCCCGCCGATTCAGTCAGCAACATTGCCAGCACTAGGGCTTTGGTTATCATTTGATGCAATCTCCTGTAGTTTTTGCCGAGCGTCCTGGTATGCTGCATCCTGGCCGTTATCGTAACCGGCTTGGTAAATCTTAGTCAGGGCAGTTCGGAACTGTTCCCCTTTCGCACTATCGCGAACCAAAGACCGGAGATGTTTCACTACCTCATCATTAAATCTTACGTTTCTCATTGTCCATCCTTCAGCCAAACGGCTACTAGTATGATAAAGGCCACAATGGCCAGAATTCCCAATAGAGCTGCTTTCAATACCGGCACATCAGTTGGAAGCATTGTAATCTCCCCAATGAATCATGTAACTAACCACTAGTCCGATAACTACCCCAGCTATGATAATCATTTCAAACCTCCGAAGTCTTTGGCTATCTTAGTCCCCCAGCGAATTGGTACCGACCAGCCCAAATCACTGTTAAGGCTCTTATCGGCAGCTTCACAGTCTAACTTTAGCTGGTCAAGCATTGTTTCTGGTACACTGAACACACATTCATCATGTATGATAGCAATAAATTTGGCGTATTTGGCAGCCGCAAAAAATTTCAAACACCACACATCAAGAACTCCAGAAGCGCTGGACTGAATATAGGCGTTCAAAGCCTTGTGCTTATCTGGAGTGCAGCGATAGCCAAAGGGGTTCACAACGTGCCCAGTCTTCTCAACCTGCCATTCTAGCCCGTTCTTGAGTTTTGATAACCCCTTGTAGCCTTCCCAGTATGCCTCAATGGTGCCTTTAGCCTCCTTGTAGGTTATCTCTTTGCCGTTTTCCTCGCTAGTAGTCCGGAATTTACGTGCTCCCATGCCGTACCCAATACCCAAACACGCGACCTTAGCAAAATTTCTTACCGACTTCTTTGTATAATCTTTAACCAGCTCAGCGTCTTCAACCCACCAGTCCGTAAAACTCTTGCCATTCGAGTCTCTTTTTAGTTCCGGTCCTTTGTCCGTCTCAACGCGAACAAGTAAGTGATTGTGGTAGATGTCCCAAACAGCGTCTCTAGTCGTCGGAAATATAGACGCACTCATCAGGTATATGTCGTCAATCATGAGCCACTGCCCGTCGTAGTAGGGCTCCTTGCCTATTCCCGTGACCGTAGCGTAGGTGTACCGCGTGTCCCCACTCATTTCGGCTGTGATAGACGGTTCCAGTGCTACAACGTCCCTAGAAACAAACACTTCACCATCGTCCGCCTGTATGCAGCTCATGAAATTGTTATCTCGTCTGGCCATGGCCGGGAGGTTTAACCCCCCTTTCTTGCCTTTCTTGGCCGCCTTCTCATAATATTCTTGTATGACGTCCATTAGTTTATCCCTGTCCCACCCGCCACCCTGCCGGTGGCCGTACCAGACACGCGGACATCACAGTAAAGCCGTCCCGTCTCCTCTGAACCCAACAGGACACCGAGCATTTGTTGCAAGACAAGCAGACGCTTTTTGCGTCTGTAGAGGATATCGCCAAGAGGTCCCCACAGATGCAAGTGCTTAGAGGCAAAGCTGGGGTAATCAATCGCGGCTTTCTCTTTTGTAAGCTCCCCACTATCAATCTTGGTTTGTCCTGTCTTAGTTGTACGACCACCCACAATCCCAAGTCCTTTGATGAATAGCTGGGCAAGCTGGGTAGTGGAACCAATGTTGAAGTCTTCGGGCTTGACGGGCTTGGTTTTTCTTTTTCCGGGGTGTTTTCTAGCCCATTCTTCTCTCGCATCAACAGTTTTTGCAAAAAATTCATCTTTAATTGACTCAATCTCCGCACTAACCGCGTAAATATGCTCTCGGAGTTTAACTCGATCAATTTTAAGCCCCCTTAGATATGCAGATTTCATCAATCTACACCTTGTTGTGTACAAAACCCAGTCCTGTTGCCAATCATAGCCTTGAAGTTTGAAAGTTTCAATCAGTTCTTCTGCCAAACGCAGCGTTATTTCGGTATCCGCTTCGTTATACTCTTTCAACACATCGTAAGGCAGCAAGTGGAGATGAGAACCATGTTTCGTCTTAATCCCATGGTTGTCTTCCAGCCATTTGTAGGCTTTTGCCTTGTGGTTGTGGTATTCCGCTGGCAGATAGCGTGATGCACACGCTTCTAGGCTCAATCCAGGCTTCCAAGTGTCTTCTTCTTCAAGAAGTTCGTCTAGTATGTCGTCCGCTGTCTTAAATACGTGGTCTCTCCAGTCCGTTCCAGCGGCGTTATCGTCTAACTGTGCCAGTCTCATCGTGTCCGCGTACCAATTAAACTCAAGTTCGGGGTACAGTTTCATAAACGCAGCCATTTCGAAGCTGAGGTTGTGAACTACCAAAGGCTTTTGAGTTTCAGCAAGGCGACGAATCATTTTGTCTACTTGCTTTGGGTCGTCGGAGAACCAAGACTGAATTTCTCCGGTCTCAGTCCTCCAACTACACGCCAAAGAGTCGATCTTGAACCCATCGCGCCACGTGCGATATTCAGCTTGTCCGTTGCAAGATGTTTCCAAGTCGATTGATATCATTTACCCGCCTTCAATTTTACGACATCATTTAATCGCGCGTATTCTTTAAAATGCTCTTGTGCTGCAACGTTGTACGCTTCTGCGGCTTCAACTTGGGTCTTAAACGTTCCTAGAGAGATATTCCTGTCGTCTACCCGTATAGATGCTCTCCAGGTCCCGTATTTTGGGCACTGTTAGATACCCTTAAACAGTTTACCCTTTCTAGGCCCGGAGTTGCGGGCATTTTCACGTATTGAGCACGGCCTCAAATTTTCTATTCTGTTGTCCGACACGTCACCGTTTACGTGATCCACTGCTGGGGGAAGCGTACCGTTAAGTAGATAGAAAATTGCTCTGTGTTCTTTAACACGACTGCCCTTAAAATGAAAATAGCGATATCCCTGTCTATCTAGCGTACCTACTCTTGTTCCCAGCAAGCCTTTCAGTCTGTTTTTAGTCCAATATAGCCCACCGTCCCGGTACTCAACACACGTTTTTAACAGCTCAACGTCCATTTTTGCTCTTCATTTCAATGATTGTTGAAAAATCAGCTTTAATAAAAGCTGGCAGTTCTCCCGTTACACCAGCCAACCGAGGCTCAAAGTTAATGAACTTTTTAACATTACCTGACTGGTCTTTAGAAACTCTGGTGACATCTGCGTTAGTTTGGAACACTCTGCCAGATTTCCCATCCTTGCCTTTTACCTTGCCAATTACCAGAATGTCTGGCATTTGCTGCAACAAGCCCTCTGCCACTGCGTACCCTGACAGTCTAGGTTTGGCCACCCCTACAGCTCCGTTGTCGTCAATTTCTTGCACGTCCAGTATGCAGGTGCAGACCACGTGCACTCCTACTTTATCTTGGGCGTTTCGAAGGGCTCTCAGGTACTCGTCCATCAAAGCAATGGTGCTAGACCCTTCAGCAAAGCTGTTGTGCTTACCACTTCCAGTGGAACAAAGATTGGCCCACTTAGTAGTCGCTCTTGCCAATTTTTCTAGTTCAGTGAAACCGTCCAAGACTACGGACTCTATTCCCGCTTTTTTGAGAACTTCGGGTGAGAGGCAATCGAGGCCACGCTTCCACGCTTCGTCCGCTTTGAGGGTGTTCCCGGATTTGTCTTTGTCGATACACACAGCAATGACACTTCCCGAGCTTTTAGAAGCACTAGCACTGCCGTGACGCTCAGAATCGAGATGTAAGAAAAGAATTTTACCAGGAAGCGTACCAGCCACGTGCGACTTTCCCGCGCCTGAGCTTCCGCAGACAGCAGCGAATAGGAGATTAGTCTTGACATTACTTGCCTCATTTAACAAATCAAACATTTAGGGACCTTTCTTAAGACGATATATCTCTGTTATACGTTTGTTGGACTCTCTACGGGCTTTCTCAAGCGTGTAGATAACCCATTGTTTCTCTGTTAACTTTCTCTTCAGAACGTACTCTCTAAGTTCCATGGGTTTCCACTTCAAGTACGTCTTTACTAACCAGCGGTAGTAGTTAATTGACACAGGATAAGGCGAACGTCTTAAGTTGTCAATCACTTTCTTGGCCTCACCGCGTGTCAACAATTTAAATTGTTCTACAAACGGTCCTACTTTCACGTTTTTCGGCCCTTTCTAATCAAATGGACCAAAGACTTACTGACTCCCAACATTCTTGCTGTATCTTTTAAAGATAGACCAGAGTCTAAAAGCGCAATTGCGTCCTCGTCTTTTACTTTCCTAGGTGAGTTACCTAAAACATTTATAGAGTGTAGCCCGTTTTCTCTGTGTGTGACCCATTCTAAGTTAGACGGTCGGTTGTCATCTTTTACACCGTTCAAGTGATTTACTTGCATTTTCGACTTAGTCGGAACACCGTGAAACATTTCACATACAAGTCGATGTACAAGTAATTGTTTCTTGTTATGGATTATTCTTCGATATCCAATCTGCATTTTACCGCCGCGAGTTGCCACGTACTCAAGAAAATTTTTTGAGCCTCGCGGCACCCACCTAAATATTACTCCCGACGATGTGGCTTTCACACGTCACCGCCGTCTGCCGGTATCCAATAAGGCACCCCGTACTTTATGACCCCGAAACCGGCTGTGCTGCCTATACCGTTAGCAGCCGCGTAGTCCGCTGCCTTGCTATTTGTGTCCATCAAGTGACCACACTCCATTCCCCAAACAAATTTGCCCATCGTCTCGCGGTAGGTCAAGGAGGTTTTGTGTGTGTGTCCGGACATTACGTTAATCCCCATGGCCACGGCCTTTTGTATGGGCGTCCCTCCTTGTTCATCACCATGTACAAATAAGATGTCACCCCTGGCAGACGGTACAATTAGTTTCTTCCTTGGATCCGTTCTCCAATTCCAGCCCTTAGCCGGTGACATTTCTTGTAATGTCTTAATCATGCGACTAGGCAGCTTAGACTCGGCGGCCTTCATCATTACTCGTCGGTCATGGTTACCGATTAGGATTTCCATTTTTTTGAAACGCTTGGCCAAGTCTAGCATACCTGCATATGCGCGTTCGAACTCGTCTTCGGGGTTCGGGTCGTCAGACGCCCCAGGCCAACGCGACCACGCTTTCTGGTCCATTATATCACCCAACTGAATTACTAGATCAGGTTTGTGCTTGATTGCCCACTTGTGAGCCATTTCAATTCCTTGCTGATGAGGCCAAGGAAAATGGATGTCCGGCAAAACTAGTATAGATTTCACTAACTTACTCATTTCTTCTCCCAAATGATGTTCATTTTTGCAAACTGGTCACCCACTCGATCGTGCAGCCGCGCAAATGAAGGGTCGAGTATATGAGATACGCAAGAATCGTCCTTAGCCCGGACCCCCCTGCCCAGTCTTTGTACAGTGTTGGCGTAAGTTCTCACATCATACCACTCTTGCCCGTCTGCCAACCCTACCCGCTTTTGCACAAATAAATCATTGCGGTCTGGGTACAGTAGAGTCGGTATAATCATTTGTCTACACGCGTCATACGGAAGGTCTATTCCTTCACTTACTCCGCTTGCAAGCCATATGCCACCGTATCGCTTGAACCGCTCGACTACTTCAGCCTTGTGGACTGGGTCAGCCCGATTCGTCATTGGCCGTAGTTCATTTAAAAGGTCGGCCAGTAGTCTAGCTTGTCCGTATGTCACGTGGACCAGTGTAGGCACCTTATTACTAAGGTAAATTTCCTTAATCTTAGCCGCCAAAACCTCTGGGTCCTTTCTGAAGTCCGGGTCCACTGGGTTAAAATAGACTGGCCGGTTCTCAGGAGGGGTTAAATATTCCCCTCTGATGAACTCAAAGGAGCGCCCAGCGGACAGAACAGACATATCAAAATGTGTCATACTTCCAGACAGCGCGTAAACCTTATCCGCGTCCGTAGCAGCCCTTACTAGAGCGTTGGGAATTCTTAGGGGGATTAGAACTAGGCACTTTGTGCGTCTGCCATTGAGCATGACCACGTCTTTGTTGATTTGGAAGACTTGATTTTGTGTACCTTCCTCTAAAGCCCCTTTTAAAGTGGCCATTTTCTCAAACTCTTGTATAACAAGACTGCTTACATTGGGAAGCTTGACCGCTTCCTTCAACTTCTCATACCGCTTATAGCACCAGCGAATCAAATCGCCTTCGTTCTGGGCGTTTTCCGGCACCCCAGTCTTGGTAACTGGGATAATCATTGCGGAGAGAAAGGTCAACATGTCTGCAAATAAATGTGCCTCATCTATTACTATGGTGCTTGGGCGGCGCAAACCGCGTTCTTTCGCGTAGTAATGAGACAGAGGATTAAACACAGACGGTGCCCCAGCCTTAGCCCTGCCGTGAGCTGTTTTATATTCCTCAGCCGAGTCGTATCTCTCTTTACCCATGACCGCGTTAAGTTCTGGGTAAGTGCGTAGATACTGTTTAACAAGAGCATTATCAGGCGTAATGATATCACAGGGGTGATTCTGCATCTGAATGCCCCGCGCCAACATCGACTTGCCAATACCTGTGACAGCGTTAGCGCCAACCACTTGCGCGGAGGAGTTAATCAGCTGGTTGTACAGCTCCTGTTGTTCTGGTCTGGGTTCTCTCCCGGTCCCGTCACTCAGCACCTTCTCTCTTCTTGACATTTTCTCTCCTTATTGCGTTTTCTTGTTGGGACTTTGTATAGTGGCACGAGTCGCAAAGCGCCTGCATTTTATCCGGTCCAACAAAAGTGTTCATTATGTAGCTGTGCCAGTCGGGCGGCTCACCCGATAAAGGGACTACTGGGTCAATATGGTCAACCCATATGCGCCGTTCTGTGGCCGGTCTAACCGGGGCAGAGTCTTTTGGAAGTCCTTTTTTCTCGTCCTTCCACTCCTGCAATGCTTGCTTATCGGCTTTTCCCAAATTTTCTTTACACAACCAACTACATTTTTCACACTTGTACCAAATTATCTTTTTGTAGCCCTTCCCGTCCTTCTTTCTTACAAGCACTTCCTCACGTACGCGCTTTAGGACCAACTTTCTAACCGGCCAGCGGAAGTATATAGCTCTGATTTGACCCCTTAGAAGTGCTCTAAAGCTGGCTTCTGTCCATTTTTTACCCGGCTCAGTGCCTATTGCCGGGGGTATATCGTTATTCAATTCACAACCCCAATTGATGCGCAGCCTGTTGAACTGCCCGTTCCACTTCGTCTTTTGTCTTAGGTTCTGGAAGCATGTCATTTGCCCAATAAAGAAGCCCACATACTAGGTCGTATTTCAACCCCCCCTCTAATAGAGAAGTCGCTGTGCCCCACAGTGTAGTGTGCCTCATTCCCGGCTTTGGTGCGTCCTGGATTGTAGCTTGTAAACGATACAAGCCTATCCTCGCCTTGTCCGAGTCCGATAACGTGCTCAAATCTAAGTCCGAGCGCTCCGGTGCTTTCAGCATTGGAATGCTTAATACGTTCGAACCTTTGTGCTCGTATAGTTTCGTCTTCTTGCGGCCAGTTTTCTGATGAACCGAACCAGGGTTTCGGAACAGGCGACCATGTTGATATAAACTCATGTCGCAGATAATTCCGGAGGTAGTTATGAACTGGCTTTGACTCCACGGTACATCCTTTCCGAACATTGGTTCTATTCTTACACCGATGTGAAACCCCTTGCTGCCAGAATCCCACACCGTGAAAAAATAATCAGCTTCCTTGAAACGTCTTGTCAACTCTCTTGCGTACTCGCGTATCCTTTGACGTTCCTCGGGAGTATCGTTAGAGATATCCAAATCCATCCAGAGTACGTCTGAATAGACTGGAAATCTACTTAACCCAGAGGAGTCCCCCTGTGCGCGGATTGCCAACTTGGCTTCAGCGGTAAACGCGTAAACCGAGCAAAACCCCGCATCAGGGAGATTGAATATGTCACGTAAGGCTGAACGCGGTACCAGAGTCCCATCTCTCAGATAAGGCTGATTAGCGAACTCATGGTAGTACATTTCAACTCCTCAGAAGGGCAAATCCGCTTCCGGCTCATTTGAAGATTCTAGCTCAATTTGAGCTACTTGACTAGGAAAAATCTCCTGCACTTTAATAAAGCCTGAGTTTTGGTCAATTTTGAGGCCTTCCTCTCGCGCGTGTGCCAGCGCCGCGTCCTTAGTTGCGAAAGTCCCACCAACCTTTTCTGTTACGTGGTCTTTGTCAACGATTTTAAACTCATCCTTGCCAACGTATTTGATATGTGGGCCTTGGTAACCAAGACGAACCTTTAGGGACTTACCAATAAGTTTGTCCGGGCTACCAAATATTGCGCCGACTTGAGACATGCCGTTATCGAAGTCAAAAATCAAACCCAGTCCCCGGAAGAACCCGCGCAGCTTGTCTAGTTGTAGGGTGCTTTTACTGTCTCCGTACAGGTAACCGTTACGACACTCAACTGGCACTGACAACCAATACTTCAAAGTCTTGCCAAAATGGTCAAGAGTAATAGTGGTTTGAATCCATGCGGAGTCTTTTGCTTCCGTTTGGGCGGCAAAAGCTACCTCCTTGATTAGCATGTCGTACGTACCCGGCTCATCAATGAACTTGCTGGTGCTCTTACGATGTGAGTCAACTTCTTGCTCACTCAGTGTTGGTTTAGAGCCGACTTTAAACGATGGGATGTTTGTCATTCTTCTTTCTCCTGTTTTCTTGTCTTCGTTTCGTGTTTACTTGGATATTAAACTCCTTAGCCGTTTGAGGGGCTAAGAACGCTTCCCTAATCTCATGCACTTTCTGTGCCAACTCTTTACCAGTCCCGCAAATTTCTTTCAATGGGCAGTAATGGCAAGCACTTTCGTATTTGTTGGCTGGCTGAATCGGCATTGTCTCAACTGCCGAAGGATTAGTCATTGCCAGCTCAATTTCTGAATACCAGCGGCTAAGGTCTTTTAACGTATAGTAAAATTCCTTCTGCCCAACGATTAGACGGCCATCGTCTAAGGCTTTTACAGTCCATTTCCGTTCGTCCACCACTTCGTACCCTGTTAAGGATTCGTTCATTTCGTAGTAGGACGCCCATATCACACCTTCCGGTTTCTTGAGCAAGCCGAGGTAGCTGGCGACCTGTGCAACCCACGGTGCTTCAGGCGCGTCCCCTTCAAAAGCCCGTTTATAGACGTTCTGAGACGTTGTAGCCTTCGTCTCGATGATACCCCCTCCCCCAAGTACAAAATCGATTCTACCCCCAATTGCGACGCTTTTAAAGGGTACTGAGAAAGGGACCTCCCTTGTGAACTCCTGCTTGTTCTTTTTTAGGACCATGGCTACCCGGGCTTCATTCAATGCACCGATAGCTTGGTACTCCTGAGCCACGTGTCGCGAAAGTTCTGTCTTAGAAAGACCAGACAACACTTGTGCAGCTACGTATCTTGGGCAACTACTTGCCTTCGATGTGTCGACTACTGATCCTCGCATAAACGCGGAGGAGCTGGGGTAAATCTTTGTTATCACGGTCTTATGTCCTCCCAGATTTGTAGATTCTCAAGAAGTTCCACGACTTCTCCGTCTAAACCGTCAACCAAATCAACATCATACTGCCCTAAATCGCCCAACAATGTCAACAAGCGTTTGTACACTTTGTTGATTTCCTTGACTAAATGGCGTCTGTCCTCTGGGTGACGGCTGATTTTCAAGTGGTCAAAATCAGGCACCCACGCATTGAAAAACTCCACATCTTCTTGAAATTGCTCGGGGATTTTATTTAGAACTGACATAACGCTTCCTTTCTTTCTCTCTCTGAATTTGTTCTTTTCGTTCCTGTAAGTGGTCGCCGAACAGTTCTGGTGCGACTGCGCTGCCGTAATATTGGTGGTCAACCGTGTGTCTTTTGTTGGGTTCTACTATTGGCTGTGACCAGCAATAGTTCCACTCGGTGTACCGTGGCTTTCTCTGAGTATTGACTGTGTAAACCATCCTCTGACCTATCCCACGTTCATATGCGATTTCTACCTTTAGCTCTTCGTATTTCTTGCTACCAGCCGCATCACACAACTCTCTCAGGTCTTGTTTGTTTCCCCATGTCACTGCTCGGTCAAATTTGTTTAGCCAGTCCCTTTCCTCCGGGTTCAATTTGTCCAGGTAGTCGATCCGCCTTGTGTCTTTATACACTTTTTATTTCTCCTTTTGGGACTTCAATTTTCCACACCTAATCGTATGCCAAAACTATGCCAGAGTCGAACATTGAGAGATAAATAATTTTTTACGCGTTATATATGGATCAAGGGTGAGAGCCCTGGGAGGGGGGTAGGGGGGTGGGGATATGAGAACCGAGTTTGTAGTAGAGAGTAAGAGAGTAGTAGATTGGGAATTTGTAGTAGTATAGAAGACAAATTAATAATACGTATTATATATAATATATAAGGACTAGAAGACATGGTTAAACTACCTAAACAAATTACCCTACTTGGTAAAGTTATTCCCATTGAAAGAGCCCCTTTAAAGAAGGCGTACGGTCTAATGACTCCAGTACCCCTTAAGATCACAATTTCTGAGTCATGCCCAGACTACCTAATCGAAGACGTTCTATTGCACGAAATAGTCCACGCCCTATTCGAAATCACAGGACAAACTCAGTTAATGAGCCTGGAATTAGAGGAGGCGATCTGCCGAGCAATGGAAAACCTCACTAGTATCTACAAGTTACGCGGCAAGAACTAATGGATAAAGAACAACTCATTGAACAAGTCCTGGTCCTAGTAGGTCAGCACTTGACACAATTACGCATCGACTCGACCACTCCAAACGACAAAGGGGTGTCTAAGGGTCTTACAGCGACTGACTCTCAGACGATCGAGAGGTACGGAAAGCTGCTTTTGGCGATGACCAAAGGGTCTGACATTGAAGACAACAAACTAGCAGGCCTCTCAGACGAGGAGCTGCACAATATAATCAACGGTGAGCAAGATGTACAAAATGAGACCAGCGAGAGCTGAGGACTTCCCCTTTATCGCAAATAGCTTTCTAAAGAGCTACAAGGGGGCTCCAGAGGCACGGTGCCTAGACAGCAAGACCTACTACGCCGATTACACAGAACGGCTTAAGAAGCTCGTTTTGACAGCCGAGACCACAGTGGCATGTGCCGACGACGACGAGGACCAAATCCTAGGTTACATAATCGGTGAGAAGTTTGGCAATCATGCCATAGTGGACTACCTTTACGTCAAATACCCGTTCAGATGTCTGGGGGTGGGCAAGGCTCTTGTCCGGTCTCTTCACCCAGAGTTTGGTCAAACCGAGACTGTGGTAACCCACCAACCTAAGAACTGGAACACGCTTAGTAAGAAATATAAACTTGTATACCTCCCATCAGCGAGAAAATAATGAAAATAAAATCCGTTAAATTCTTTCAAGCTGTTCAGATCAAAACCGCCACTTCATACGACACAGTTAGTCACGCGGAAGCGTCCAAGTACGACATCGTAGCGGATGGTAACTTTCTAAAGCTTAGCGGCAAGGGTCACACAGAGAGCTACACTCTAACCACATTCCAAAACGTGCAATATGCGGAGGTTCTAAATGAGCGACCTAAAGAGAAAGGCGCTACTGGAACTAGCAAAACGGCAACAGTCCAAAATTGACTGGTCCGCTGAAAGCTTCCCTAAACAGTGGGCTTTTCTAACTGACACAGGCCGAATGAAGGCGTCACTTTGTACTAGACGGGCTGGCAAGAGTTACGGGGTAGGGCTGTTGGCGGTCAAGACCGCTTTAGACTTTCCGGGAACCAAGACAGTTATTATCGGTAAGACTCGTGAGTCTATTCGAGACATTTACTTTGAAGACATAATGGAAGTCTTGAGACGTAAATATAACTTGAAGTGGGACCTAAACAAAACAGAAATGGTCTACAGGTTGTCGAATGGTTCCTCCATTAAGTTTATGGGCGCGGATGCAGATGCCGACCAGATGAAAAAACTGCTTGGTCAAAAGTTCAAATTGGCCGTTATCGACGAAGCTTCGATGTATTCGAACATTGACCTTATGGAGCTGTGCTACGGTATCCTGAGACCAGCCCTAGCTGACCACAACGGTACGCTTGTTATGATCGGAACCCCTTCAGACTACATTGACAGTTTCTATTTTCGCGTTACCACTGGTCAGGAGCTAGGTTGGTCACTACATAAGTGGACAGCCCACGACAACCCGCATATGGCCAAGCAGATAGCCGAGGAAGAAAAATTCATCGACGAGACTAACCCCAAATACCGAGAGACGGCTTTGTACCGCCAACATAACTTAGGTGAGTGGGTAGTCAGAGACGATTTTAAAATGTACAAGTATGTGTCGAAGGTCAATTCGACAACCGAGCCCCTAAAGAAGGGTTACCAAACAGTCCTGGGGGTTGACCTTGGATATGAAGACGATACTGCCTTTGTTGTGGGCGCTTGGTCTCACTATGATCCTATTCTCCATATTATCCATTGCGAGTCTTACCCTGGAATGCTTCTTGACGATGTTGAGAAGAAAATAAAACAGCTACAGGCTAGATACGACATTGGAATTATAACTGTAGACGGAGCTGGTAAACAGTTCGTTGAAACTTTACAACAGCGATTTAAAACCGCTCTCCACCGCGCTGAGAAAATCCATAAGAAAGACTTTGTTGAATTAATGAATGCTGACTTTCAAATGGGTCGAATCGATGTCCTGGAAAACATGTGCCAGCCCTTAATCAAGGAGTGGGACAAGTTGATATGGGACGAAGCCGCTCGGGATAAGACGGGCGAGTGGAAAGAAATTCGAACTGCTCCAAATCACGCGGCTGATGCAGCCCTTTACATGTGGCGCTGGTGCTACAACTTTGCACACATACCTAAAACGAGACCACAAACAGAGGAAGAAAGATATGAGCAACAAAGACACGATGCAATCGTCGCAAGAGAGTCCGACACTGTCTTGTTCAATAGTCAAGACGATTGGGGATTTTGACAGCCTGCTTGAAGTTTGTAAGAAGCACAACATAACAGCCCTTAAGCTAGGGTCAATTGAATTTACATTAGTCTCGACCTCTCAAGCAGTTGAATTGACGCGCTCTAAGGAGTGGTCAATTGACGAAGTTAATGCCATAACCCATAACCATTACAACAACATATGAGGCTTTAAATGACCTTCACAAGCCCCAACGGGCAACGGTACGATTGGTGGAACTTCCCCACAGTCGAACAACGCGGTAAGGTGCTTGTCGATTATCTCAAAGCCCTGGAAATGGACCAATCCGCAAGACGGCTTCAGTGGGTTCAGTTCTCAAGAATGTACCAAAACCAGAACCCAATGCAATACTACAACAGCTTGTCTAACTCAGCCACAGCCCAAGGACAAGTGTCTCAGTGGTCCAGCCGGAACGTAATAAAGTCTTGTGTTGACACCGCCACTAGTAAGATTGGCAAGAACCGACCTAGGCCAGTCTTCTTGACTGAAGACGGCGATTGGTCTCAACAGCAACGCGCTAAGAAGCTGACTCAGTTTACAGACGGTCAATTTGACGCTATGAGGCTTTATGAAAAGGCCGCACAAGTGTTCCGAGACGCTGGTATCTTCGGTATCGGTGGGATGAAATTCAGCGTCAATACGCAAGCCGGTTCCGTTGAATGCGAACGCGTCTTGATTGATGAAATCTTTGTAGACGATGCGGACGCTGTGTACGGGTCACCGAGTCAAATTAACCATATTAAGTTTGTCTCTAAGACAGCTCTTAAGGCTAAGTTCCCAGGTAAAGAAAAAATTATAGACAATGCCATGTCAGCCTTTAAACCCATACACGCCCAGTCTCGAATGGGAGATTTAGTACGTGTGTTTGAGGCATACAGACTGCCTAGTAAACCCGGGGCTAAGGACGGTAAGAAGATCTTAGCAGTTGAAGGCGGTGTGCTACAAGAAGACACTTGGGAGAAAGATTACTTCCCATTTGTATTCTTTAGATGGTGCGACCGAATTAGCGGTTTTTGGGGTGTTGGTATAGCTGAGGAGCTGTACGGCACACAACTCGAAATTAACAAGCTGTTGCGTAACATCCAACTAGCGCAATCCCTGGTAGCAATACCACGCGTGTTTGTTAGACCGGGTGCAATGCCGACTGTTAAACTTGACAACAATATTGGCGCGGTAGTGACAACCCCCACAACACCTGATTTCATGACCCCTCAAGCCATGACAGGCGAGATTTACAACCACTTAAAATGGTTGGTCCAATCCGCGTACGACCAAATCGGTATTAGCGAAATGTCTGCTACGGGGAACAAGCCTCAAGGTCTTGATTCTGGAGTGGCTATTCGGGAATATGAAGACGCTGTGTCTGAAAGGTTCATGGTAGTCGGTCAGAAATGGGACCAGTTCCACCTTGACTGCGCTAAAATCACCATTGATTTGAACAAAGATCTTATGGAAATGGGTAAAAGCCCTTCCGTTAAGATTGTTGACAAAGACTTTCTGGACACCCTAGATTGGTCTAAAATTGACCTCCCTGAAGACAAATATACACTACGTTGTTTCAGCGCAAGCTTGTTGCCGACTACTCCGGCAGGACGGTTGGCCAAAATCCAAGAGCTATTGCAAGCGGGTATTATCCCAATTGAGGAGGCTCTTAGGCTTATGGATATGCCAGACCTTAAGGCTTATCGTAATCAAGCGCTGGCCAGCGACGATTTGGCTGACAAAATGATTGAATCTTGTCTAAACGGTAAGTTCATCGCTCCTGAACCTCAGATGAATCTACAAAGGGCTTTATCAACAGCTCAGATGAGATACCTGGAAGCCAAACTTAACAACGCTCCTAGCAGTGGCCTAGCCGCTCTTAATCGTTGGATGGAAGCTGTCAAGGGTTTACTCCCAGCCGCTCCAGTTCCAGTCAGCCCAATGGCTCCAATGGAACAGACACCGGGAGCAATCGCAACACCTGAAGCGGCACCACAAAGTCCGCTTTTACCTTTTAACCAGTAAGGATTTACATGGCTAACGAAATGACGCCAAATCAAGCACCACAGCACATGCAGAGTCAAAACGTACCAGCGGGTAACCACGCTCCACAAGCCCAACCACTCGATCGGGCTTTGGCTGAACTTCAAAGACGTGAGAAAGAGATTAGAAAGCGGGAGGAGTCTTTAAAAGATTCTGTTAGCTTGTCCTCTCTCAAAGACCGCGCTAAATCCGACCATGCGTCTGTGTTAAAAGAGTTGGGACTTGACCACCTACTAGGCGGTTCGGCTCCAGTAGAAAACGACCCTGTAGCTGACCTGAGAAGGCAGCTTGAGGATATGCAAAATGCTCAGAAAGCCAGAGAGCAAGAAGCTGCGCGAGAAAAGGCGTACCAAGAATTCCTAAACGGTTTTTCCCAAAAGAAAGATGACTTTGAGCTAACTCACATATTGGGACGTGAAAGGGATGTGTTTGAAGCACATTTGGAACCAGACGAGGCTGGGGAGCCTGGGAACTGGGAAAATTTGGCTTCAACGCTTGAAAACAACATTCTTGAGCAAGTTACTAAATTACTGGCATCTAAGAAGGTCTCAGCACTTGTAAAGGAGAAGTTTGGAAACCAACAAAGACATCCGCTAGATTCAAGTTCGACACTTACAACAGGTGACAAACCAAACTCCGCGCCAACCAGTAACCAACCCCAAGGCGAAAGTCGGCAACAGGTTCTCGATCGCTTAGCTTCTCAAATCAAATTTACCTAAACTAAAGGATTTACACAATGGGTCTTGATCTAACGTCATTTGAATTCGCAATGAAACAACTTTACACTGACGCGGCTGTCCGTAAAATGGTTTACAAAGACCAACCGCTTCACGCTCTCTTGCCTAAGTATGAAAATGCCACAGGTGAGAACATTCCCACCCCGCTCCTTTACGGTAACCCACAAGCGCGTTCTGCTACCTTCTCGATCGCTAAGTCGCAATCAGCTAACGCAAACACAAAAGGTGTTAAGTTCCTTGTAACTCGCGTTAAAGACTACGCAGTCGCCACTGTTGACGGTGAGACTATGAAGGCTTCCGCTAACGACCCAGGCGCGTTCATGTCCGCTGCTTCTACTGAGTTTGACGGCGCGCTTAACAGCCTTGCACGTTCGCTCGGTATCGCTGAGTACGGTGACGGTTCTGGAGCTATCGGCCAAGTCAACGCTGAGCCAACTGAAGCGTCCACCACTGTTATTCAACTTAAGGACCCTGAGCAAGTTACCAACTTTGAAGTTGGTCAAGTCCTTAACATTTGGTCTGCTAAAACCGGCGGTTCACAACGTAGTGTTGACGGTTCTACTGTCAACTTGACGGTTTCGGCTGTTGACCGTGACGTTGGAACTGTAACAATCAGTTCTACTTACAACGCTTCCGGTACAATCGCTGCCAACGACTACTTGTTCTGTCAAGGTGACCGTGGACTTAAGCTTAAGGGCTTGGACGCATGGCTACCAGCAACAGCACCAACAGCGGGCGACAACTTCTTTGGTGTTGACCGTTCCGCTGACCCAGTACGCCTAGCCGGTGTACGTTTTGACGGTACAGGAAAGCCTATCGAAGACGCTCTCGTTCAAGGTATCCGTAGAGCGGAGCGTGAAGGCGCTAAAATCAGCCACATATTCGTCAACTACAAGCGCTGGGCTGAGCTCGAAATCAGCTTGGGTTCTAAAGTAGTTTACTCGGACGCAGCTTCTCAAGAAGTCGCTGATGTTGGCTTCCGCGGTATCCGTATTCAAGGTTCTAAGAACTTTGTCAACGTTATCGCTGACATCAACTGTCCTGACAACGTTGCTTACGCTCTCCAAATGGACACTTGGCAGTTGTTGTCTCTAGGCCGTCCTGTAGACTTCATTGAAGACGATGGTAAGAAAATCCTCCGTCAGTCGGACGCTGATGGTGTTGAAGCACGTATGGCATATTACGCTCAGTTGCGGTGTTTTGCCCCAGGCTTTAACTGCCGGATATCGTTGAGCTAATTAGTATTTTAACCTGGGGGCTTAGGCCCCCTTTATTTGGAGTTTTTCATGGCTGGTTCAATCTCTAGATCGCCTACGCGCTGGTCTTTGGAGAAAGAAGTTGGTGATATATACGGCTCAATCACAGTCGGTGCCTCTGGAGCTGTTTCAGCTTCGCAAGGCGGCGGTGTGCTTAGCGTGACTAAGCTGGCAACGGCTGGTCAATATGCAATCCAATTGTCTTCTAAATACCAACGTCTTCTTATGGCCTCCGCTGTAGTTGTCAACAGTTCTGCTACCTCTGTAGCGGCTGTCCAAGTCCTTGAAGCGCCTAGCACAGTCCAGGCGGACTTTAAAGGTGACGGTAACCTTGTAGTGCAGTGCCTTGACTTCGCTGGTGCGGCTGTCAACCCTGCAAGCGGCGCTAAAATCTTGTTCAAACTTGAAGTTCGATTCAACCCAATCGGACCATTTGACGCGTAAGGTGGATTATGCTACCTTTCGACGATAAAAAAACTAAATCTCTTGGTGGGGGGTCTTCAGACGACCTCATGGGAGCGGGTAAAAAATCGGCTGTTAAAAGGCTTATGGAAGCGCTACAGTCAAACGACCTTGACCAAGCCGTGGACGCCCTTGAGACGTTCATGGAGTTGTGCGAGGACGATTAATTAACGGGGGGCTTCGGCCTCCCTTTTTTCGCGTAAGGGGGTAAAATGACCACATTACTTGACCTAAAGACACGTGCGCGTCAACGTGCTGACATGGTTGACTCCGAGTTTATTTCAGACGCAGAACTAACATCCATTATTAATCAAGGTGCAATGGAATTGTACGACTTGATTGTAAACGCATATGAGGACTACTTCACAGTCTCTCAAACTTACACTATCGCCAACGGCACAAATACCCTAACCTTACCAGCCACATTCTACAAGCTTAGAGCGCTTGACTTTAGCGTCAACGGTGTTTGGGTAGCTTGTAGACAGTTCAACTTTAACGACCGTAATAGAACTCAGCACGACACAAACTGGTTTACAGGCTACGGACCGCTGAGAAGCTATCGAGTTATGAAAGACAGTCTCATCCTCCAGCCAACACAGTCCGCTGGTGGGGATTACCAGCTTTGGTATATACCGTCTTTCACGGCTTTAGCGTCTAACAGTGACGTATTACCAGCATCAATGTCAAAATTTGGATGGGATGAATATATCGTTCTCTTTGCTGTTAGTCGAATGCTCAGTAAAGAAGAATCAAGTACTACAGACGTCGACAATGACAAAGCACAGCTCTCAGACCGTATAATTAAAATGGCTTCCGACCGTCAAGTCGACCAATCCGACACTATCCAAGACGTTCAGCGTTTGTGGAGAGAGGACAAACTCTGGTATGATTATTAAAGCGCTTCGAAGGGTGTCTAGTAGTATACAAGATATAGATATATTATCGAGAGCCCTGCAAGACTGGTCAGCACAATTGGGTACTAACCCACTCCTAGGCGGCCAACTAATCCAAAACGTCACATTGACAACATCAACACTCAACGTGCCCCACTCTTTAGGCAAGCCTTGGACGGGGTATTTGATTACCTATAAGAACGCGGCTTCCCCTGGTATACAGGCCACTAGGGACGCGACAACGGATTCTCTAACAATTAAGCTATCAGCCACGGCTACAGTTACAGTAGATTTGTGGGTGTTTTAAGGACAACCATGCTACAAACTCAACTTGTGGACTTGACCTTTAATGGGTCAGTCGATTCTAAAACGGACAGTAAGAACACCTTGGCGGCCAACTTGTTGTCTGCTAGAAACGTGAGAACTGACCAACTTTCAGTATTTACACCACGCGGCGGTGTTGCCTATAAGGCGCTAGTGTCGCCAAGCGAGACAGTCCCCGCGGGTCCGTCATTTGGTGCCGTTTCGGATGGTAAAACTAACATACAGTTTAACAGCGGGTCGGCTTGGCGTGTCACAGACGATGCTACTAACTCCCTGATAGTGGGTTCAGAGATACGGGGTAAATTGTCTAGAACGACACTCGGACCTTGCAATGGGGCGGTGTCCATGGCAACCGGAGACGGTAAGATCTGCACGGCCTGGAGGGATTCGATTGAAGCGGGTATTAACCGAATTTATGTGAGGGTAGAGAGGCAAGACGGTACTGTAATTGTTCAAGGGTCCGAAGGATTCACTAATTCAACGTCTACAACTGACCCCTTCATTCGAGTAGTGTATTTAAATCTTGGTTTTGTGATTCTTCATTGTAGGGATGGTGTCGATCTTTACGCATTTAGAGTGAATGAGTCTGAGTCTACTGTTTTATCTACCATGACCTTGACTGCTATAGCAGGTAATTCAAGGGGCAGGTCTGTAGTTAGTACGGGCACTGCCCTATATATGGCCATACCTACCGGGAACAATGTGGAACTTTCTCGGTACACTATGTCTGGACTCGCTTTAACCCAAACCGCCACACTGACTGTGAGCCCAGGTTTCGGCACATTCGTTTATACGCATGTCAATGCCCTTTCTACTAACAGTTTAAATGGGGCAGTGGCCTTGACCATGTCTTACGCCGGAGGTCTCTCTCTAAGAATATATAACTCAATACTGACACAAGTGGGCTCGACCACTACTGTTTCCATTCCAAGTAGCGTGGGGGGTTCCCCGTGGTCAGTCTTAAGAGATTCGGACTGCATCGCATTCGGGTCATGCCGGACTCAGACTGTGTCGAACTTTGTACATGAGCGCCACTACCTATCCCTGCTTTCAAACAGTTTGTCGTCTGATGCTCCTATAACCCTTGGATCCAACTTAGCCGTGACTCCGTTTTACCTAGACAGTAGATTGTACGCGTGTGTTGAAACGTTCACAAAGCCCACGTATGGTAGTCAAGGGTTAATAGAATACTTACCAGGAAAAACATTTGTTGACCTAGCGGCGCTATTCGGAGTCTCACAAAACCTTGGAGAAGATCGAGGCCCCCTGCGTCCATCGGAGCCAGTAGTTACAGCGTCTTCTATTCTCTTACCCGTGTCGGTAGTGGGAAGCGTTGAGACTGGTACCGGCCCGGGAATATTAAGTGTGGCTGCCCGACCGGTGGCAAGTTTTATGGCGCTTGACGTCAATAAATACCCGTCTAAATTGGTGGACTCCTCAAACAACCAGAACTTAATCATAGGTAATGTACCCCGAGACGGGTCATCTAGCCGTGGGTTAGGTTATTCTTTACCAGAAATAACTTTACAAAACAGTGACTTCTCCAAGTCAGTAGGGTCGTTTTCTGGTGTATTTAGTTTTGTTGTTGCGAAGGTTAGCGTTCTCCCTAGTGGAGCTACGTATAGGTCATACACACCTATATTTACCACAACGTTGACGAACGAAACAGTGCTTCTTACTTTAAGTCAGGGAGATGTGTCTACTTATGGTAATCCTAGCGCTTCCCAAACGTATATTGAAGTGTATCGAACTGTGGCAAACGGTCAAATTTTGCACAGAGATTCGTCCACAGTGGTCTACGGGACGTCCACCTCCATATCATGTATGCAAACCCTTGACGTCGCACTTACCGCAAATCGGCTTGCGGACATAAACGGTTCAGAGCTGTACCCAGAACCCGTGGGCGCAATAATCACTGGAACTCAGTGGAAAGACCGCTTAGCCGTGGTGACCGCCGACCGACCCACAGTCATTAAGTTTGACAAACCTACTACAGAGAAGCAAGGCACGTGCTTGGCTGACGGACTTGAGATAGATGTGGGGACGGACGGCGGGAACATTCAAAGTATTGTGGCTATGGACCATACACTATATATCTTCAAGTCAAATTCTATTCTGACTATTTCAGGCGAACCGCCTGGAGCTACTGGAGAAGGGGGAAGTTTAACATCTCCCACAGTCTTAAGGTCTGGCCTAGGAACAATTGACCCTAGAACGGTTCTATTAACCCCCAGGGGGATCATGTTCCACTCTCAAAAGGGTGTAATCCTCATTCAGCGTAACCAGGAATGGGTATTTGCTGGAGAAGGTCCTTATGAGTATAGAACTTTGGCCATTACTGGAGCCACAATTGACGTAGAACAATGTGAAGTTTACTTTACTTTTGCCGCCAACGTGGTTTGGGTTTACAACTATGAATCAAATCAGTGGTATCGGTGGGATGTGCCCGGTCAGGTGTACGGTGCTGCAATGCACAATACAACATTAATGCTGTCTAGTTCACTAGGTTTTGGTAAATACTCAAAGTCTGCTACAACAGATACGTCAAGCCCAGACACGTTTGACATACCTATTGACGTGTCTACGGGTTGGATTAGACCTGGGCATATACGGGGGTTCCAAAGGGTTAAAAGAATGTACTTGAACGCACGTGCGACAATGTCTGACACTTTGACAGTGGCTGTCTACACAGACTACAACACCGCTCCAGTTCAAACTAGGACTTTTGACTTTACAACGGGGGAGAACGTACAGTTCAACTTCCACTTAGCAGTACAGAAATGTGAGGCTATTCGATTTGAATTTGTAACGACAAAAGCCAGTCTTGAATTGGCTGGAGCTACCCTAGAACTCGGCGTAAAACAAGCCATTAACAACGCTTCTACAGCAACAATAAAGGGATAATTATGGTAAAATTAGGTGGCGATCTTGGGAAAATGACTAAGAGACTGTCTAATCCTATACAACACGCTAAGGACCTTCTGACTAAGCCGGGACAGACCGTCTCCCAGGACATATTCGACTCGCTGTCCCCAATTACATCAAAGGCCGGGTCACTAGGGGACATTAACGCAGGGGGCAAGAACGTAGCCAAGGACTACCTAGCTAAGACACGGGCGGACCAATTGGCTAGACAAAACGCGGCTAATGACCCTAACGCTGGTTTTAGCGAAATGGCTGACTTGCGAAACGAGTACATAAAGAGATTCGGCATCGATAGGACCTCCACCGAGAACATGCTGGCTGACACGGTTTCAAACGCCTATCAACCAGTTCAACAGGGCTGGGAGACAATGTATGGGGCTGCCCCCATACAAGCCAACATTGACCCGGCCTTCAGACAATACCAAATGCAGTTGGCACAACAGTTGCAAGCCCAAGCAGCGGGACAAGGACCTAGCCTTGCTCAAATGCAATTACGGGGGGCGACTGACCAGACTATGAACAACACGATAGCCAACATGAGAGCGGCTACAGGTCCGAACGCGGCTTTAAATGCCCGGTCTGTGGCTCTAGCCGGTGCTCAGCAAATGGGGTCAGCGGCTAATCAATCCGCAATGCTCCGACTCCAAGAACAACAAAACGCGCAAAATGCTTTAGCACAGGTGTCAGCACAGGGTAGGCAGGGTAACTTGGCCGATGAGAACCTGCGCACTTCCGTGGCCAACCAGGACTACCAAAGACGTATGTCAGCTTTGGAAGGTCTTCAGTCTGGCATCGGCGCTAGAATCAGTGGTCAGGTGGGAACTATGCAATCTGCTCTGGGCATGGACGCAGCTGGTCAGGAAGCTAAGCGTAAAGAAGAGGCAGCCAGAACAGCGGACAGACGAAAGCAGCAAAATAATGCGATCGGGGCAGCCTGGACAGGGTTCTCCACGGCCATTGGATCAATGGGCAAGTAACAAGTGAATTGAGGTGATAAATGGCTAACATATTTGATAAGCCCCCCGCTCCGGGGGATGAAAATTTTACTGATGTTGACGCTGGTCTGCTAATGTCTCCTAAGCTTACCCCTCCTTCCCCGCTGCGCGGCTACGATATGAACGTGGCTCCCGTGGAGACCGTAGAACAGCCCGGAATTTTGTCTCGCCTGAATGAGTGGGATAAAACGGCTTTGGGCAACGCTCTTATGGGCACTTCCGAAATCGGCCCAAATGGGGAAATTATCAACAAGGACGGTCTCCTTGCACGTGCCCCAATACCAAAGGACACCGTTCCGGGTTTAGGTCTTGAAGCGGCTCACAACATGTTGCTCGGTGACCCCGGCGTCAAGCCAGAATTGGACGCACAAGGAAATGTTGTTCAAGGTGTCGGTGCTCCAGGAGACCCAGGCTTACCTGTTCCCGGTGCTGAAGGAGCTATGTACGATAAGAAAGTCGGTAGCACTACCACTTCAACGTCTACTAAAGAGCGTACTCCAGCGGCTATCAAAGCTGAAGCGGATGCACAAAAGGCAGCCCAAGACAAGATCAAGGCCATTGAGGACGAGAAGCTGGCAGTTGAGGAGCTAGGTAAGGCTCAAGCGGACCACGATGTAGCCAGTGCTAAGGCAGACGCTGTCTGGAACAACGCGGAAGCCTCTGCAATTGCAGACGCAAGGGCTGACATTACCAACTACATGGCAGAGACAGACGCCAAGATCGCTGAATTGGCCGCGCAAAAACCAGAAACATTCTGGGGTGATAAAACTGGGTCAGATAAGATCATGGCGGCTATTTCCATTGGTCTCGGTGCTATGGGTCAGGCTATGTTGGGGTCAGGCGAAAATGTTGGTATGACCTTGTTAAAGAGACGAATGGATGAGTTTGACGCAGGTCAAAAGCGTAAATTCGATGTGGCTCTCAAGGACATTGACAATAGACGCCTAAATGTGTCCACTAAGATGCAATTAATGGGTCAGCTTAACCAAGAATATTCCGCTAGAAAATTAGCAGCCAGGGCTCAAGTAGCAGCGGAACTGGGTAGGGGTATAGCTAACGCTAAGACGGCTCAAACTAAGGCCGCGCTAGGGCAAAAACAAGCCCAGGTTATGCAGGACGCGGCTAAAATGAGAGCGGATTCTGAGGCACAATACGCGACTCAGAGAAATAAAACCGTCCAAGAAGATATCACTAAGAAAGTTCAACAAATGCCTGGAATGACCCGGTCAGGCGAGCCAATGAACGGTGAGCAATCGAAAAACCTTGGATTCTATAATCAGATGAGACTGTCTTTAGAAAATACCAAAGGTATCGACGATACTTCGCCTGAAGTTAGAGACGCCTTAAAGCAGTATAGTAGGGATATGCAAGCACTTGTGGCGGCTGGTGGTATACCTGTAGGTGGGAAAGTCGTTGATTATGCTTCTTTGAAAGGGTACGGCACGGCCTTGGATAACCTAAAACAGCGTAACCCAGACGCGTACAACTATGTGTACAATATGAATTTGTTTATCAAGAACAAACTGCGTAAGGAATCAGGTGCTGCTATCGGCGCTGATGAGTACATGAGTGAGTTTAACACGTATACCCCTAGTATGAACGACTCTAATAAGGAAATACTACAGAAACGCAAGTCTCGATATCAAGCCGCCATGGATATGTACCGAGGAACGGGGTTGTAAATGATTGAGATAGAGCTCATAGTAGGGACAATGGGGTTGGAAAAAATACTAGCCGGGAAGCTACCAAAGTACAACCCCTCCCTTTTAAGTAAAGCAGCCAGTACATTGAAATACTTCAGAGAAGGTGTAGACGATTTTGCTAAGAAAAACTCACCTGGAAGTCTCCCGGACGAGACTTTCAAACTGAAGACTTTTGACGAACTCCAAGAGATGTTAAAGTCTGAACCAGAAATGGAAGACTTTGAAGCCAGTCTAATGACATGGCCGAGTGAGCTGCAAATGCAGATCATGACGTTGTGTGCCGATGTGAGGGCTTTCCTGACTGAGCAAAACCCCCAACAGGAAGTGGGCGGGTTTTTATTCGGGGATTTTATCCCGGTCTCAGACACAGACAAGTTTAGGTTTTTAATGCAGGCCAATTTGTGTGACGATGTTAGGCGATACGTTGACCTTTTAAACTCAGGGGCAATCACGCCTATCGAGTCCGGTATAATGAGGCTTCTATTCCCTGAGACAAACGATTACTTGGTAATTGAAGTGATTGAGAAGGTAATGGACGCCAGCCTGAATGGTAAGATTAAGACGTGGGAAGGTAGCTGGAGAAAACCAGCCCTTTCCGGTCTTCTAGGTGTTCCAGTTATGAACTTCTCTGATGTAATGGGCTATCAAACTGGTGTACAGGAAAAGACTGCCGGGCGCCCTAAGGGACCCGGAGCCATACAGATAGCGAAATTAGATTTAACCGAAAACCAAGCGGTTCAAACTAACACCATTGATAGGAGCAAGCTTTGAGAGACATACCCGGATACCCCGGATACGCAGCCACAGACGAAGGACTTATTTTTAGTCGATTGAGTAATAAAATTTTAATTGGTGGACTCGACACTTGCGGGTACCGTAGATATTGCCTACAAATTGACGGGCGGCAATTAACCGCAAAAGGTCACCGTTTAGTTGCCTTGGCCTACCATCCGAATCCTGATGGGCTACCGTGCGTAAATCACAAAAACGGTGTTAGAGGTGACAATAGACCTTCTAATCTGGAGTGGATTACACAAAAGGGCAATGTCATTCACGCGGCGCGGGCGGGCAACATGAGTCGCATTATGCCGATCGGAGAAAAACACCACAATTCTAAATTAACAGATCGAGAGCGAGCCTGTATTGTAAATCTAAAGGGTAAATTGTCTCAAAGAGAGCTGGCGACTATATTTAATATAGACCAGTCAGTAGTTTCTCGACTTCAAATGGCAAAACTAGATTTAACTGAAAATCAGTCCGTAGACACGCGGACTGTAGATCAATCAAAACTCTAACAACAGGGTAAAAAATGAGTGCAAAAGCAGTTATCAAACCGTTTCAAGTCGTAACAGACGGGAATATGAGTGGAGATGTTACAAGTCTCCCGACTGACATTGAGTCAGTTGACGCGGTGGGCTACCAAGTAGTTTTCACAGGGACCGCCGTGGGAGACTTTGAGGTACACGGCTCCATTAACGGAACAAATTGGGAAGCATTGGACCTTGGCAGCCCTAGTCCTGAAGCGGCTGGAGTGGGCGGCTCTTTCGTTATTAGCCTTAGTCTAATACCGTATTCCAAGCTACGTCTTAAGTTTGTAAGAACGTCTGGCTCAGGTACTTTGAACGCCTGGGTAATGGCTAAGCGGTTGGGAGGTTGATATGACTGAGTATAAGTGGGTAGGCGATTTTAGCTCCGGCGGGTCCGGTGGCAGTGGTTCCCCTTATTGGATTGACCCTGTAGACACAGCGTCAAGTTTACCAGCCAGTGCCCCAGAAGGCACAATGGTCTTGGTTAAAGACGAAGACGCCCTTTATCAACGCGAGAGCGGTGTCTGGGTTTTGTTTGTTGATCCGGGTGCCATTAGCGACCGGATAACCGACGATGAGGCCGACTTAGCCGCACATATTGCCAATACTAGTAACCCTCACTCCGTCACAAAAACACAAGTCGGTCTTGGCAATGTGGACAATACCAGTGACGTGAATAAGCCAGTGTCAACAGCGCAAGCAGCCGCTATTGCTCTCAAAGTGAGCAAGTCCGGTGACACGATGTCAGGTGAGCTGGCCATGACCGTCAACCAAGGCGGTGGTTCCAGCACAGTTAATGTTTTCGATGCGATACTTCACAAACTCGACACCGGCGTATACGAAGGTGGTATAATTAGCATCACTTCCGGCGACCCATTTAAGTTCGACGTGTCGGCTGGCTACGGGGACATCATTGACATGACAGACCCAACTTATCCGCTTTACACCCGGGTAACGTGGGCTGCGAAACTGGCCAACACAATTACGAATATAGGATCTTCCAACGTAACGTACGTGGGTATTGATTCCAGTGGTAACCTCGTTCAACAGACCACTAAGCCTACTAATGCCCAAAGACGTGACACCATTTGGCTTGGTCGATTTGGCCATAACAACATGACGGGTATACCAGTTGGCGGTACAATTAACGACCCTAACATGCTCTTGGCACAGGGTAATCAATTGCGCGACCTAATGGAAGCTATCGGATATATTAACCTATCTGGTAACGTCATTTCTGCAAACGGAGCAAATCTTCAGTTGAACAAAACTGCAGGCGTGTTAATGGTGCCCGGGGCTTCCGCTGAAACTGACCCTAAGGACCCCAACAAGAACACGTTATCAGCCTTGACCGCTCTAACGTTTGCGTACAGTACGCAGACCGGAACCCTCAACCCCCTACAAACTGCGATTAACCCAGCTGTCTATGATAACGCTGGTACTGTTACTTCAATTCCGGGATCAAGTAACAAAGCAACAAACCTAAGGGTCTACCTTGCCCCTGCTAATAACATTTTCATCTTGTACGGTCAACAGGTATACTCTACGCTTTCGGCTGCCGTTGCGGCGGTCCAATCTGATAGTTGGGTCGTACCTCAGCTTGTTAAAGATGTATCGCTCCTGATCGGGACCATCTCGGTTATTAAGGGTGCTACAGCGCTAAACAACCCTGCACAGGCTGTCTTCACCATAGCAGATAAGTTTGGTAGCTCCGGTGCATCAGGGACATCCACATCTACGCTTCAGCAAGCCTATAACAACGGCTCTAACGGAGACATGGTTGTTGACTCTACTCGACTTGGCGTAGCGGTTCGGGACGCGGCTACCGCTTTAACAGCGGGTACAGATCTATTCTCAGTGACCAATAATGCGGGTTCCACTAAATACCTTGAAGTGGACTCGCAAGGGGTTAAGACTAGTAACTTGGCCGCTTCAAGAATTGCCAAGGCAGACGCGAACGGTGCAATAGCCTCAGGTTCCGTAGACTTGACCAGTTCTAATGATGTAACCGGAGCGCTCGGTATTGCGAATGGTGGGACTGGGCAGACAACAGCGGCTAACGCTATTAACGCCTTGTTACCGTCTCAGTCCGGAAATTCCGGAAAGTTCTTAACTACCAACGGTTCAGCGGCATCTTGGGGGGTGGGAACTACTCCGGCGGCTTCCGGCTCTGCAGCTGGTACTGTCAGTTATGAGTCGAGCGGCTCATTCACTGTCTACTTAAAGAACGCAGCAGGGGCGTCACTGACCAGTGGGACAGCTAACTGGTACAGAGTAGGTAAAATGGTCTCCATTGCACTGCCCACGCTGGAGTCAACAACAACAGTTTCAGCCTTAACTTTATCTGATAGTGCAACTAGTAGTGTGAATACGTGGCCAGCTGCCCTGACACCTACTACGAGCACGCAGTATATTTTTATTCCTTCGCGGGAAGGAGCAACATCTACGTTTCAAATGGGCAGAGCTACACTGACAACGGCAGGGGTCTTAACATTAAAGAGAGACCTCGCGGGCAGTGACTACACGGCATCCAGTGCATCCAAGGGCTTGGGATCGCCTTATACAATCTCATACATGGTGGACTAAGTGGTCAACAGAAAGCCAATTGTGTTAGCTGTTTTAGCGGTTCTAGGCTGGGGCTTGTTCCTTCTAAAATCGACAAAGCCCCCAGTCACCGTTGAGAAGGTGGTTGTTCAAGAAGTAGTTAAGTACAAAGACCGAGTCGTGACAAAGGATGTAGTAAGGACAGAGACTAGGCCAGACGGGACTAAGATTGTGACCGAAACCAAGTCACAGTCAAAATCCACCGAATCCGAGACCTCAAAAACCAAAGTATTGGAGACTTCTAAGCCTGTATTGAGCAAGTACAGCTTGGGGGTCTCCCTCCACCCAAAGACCTTATTCCCATTTGAGCCGGTGTACGGCTTGGAAGTAGGAATGAGATTGTGGCAGTCCCCGTTGTGGGGAACTGTCAGCTACAACACAGACCGAGAATGGTCTATAGGACTTAGAATGGAGTTTTAATGCACTTTCTTACACAGCCCAGTCTTGGGTTTGGTAGTAGTCTTTCGGCTACAGCTAATGGAGCGTCTATCGACTGTCAGAACATGTCTAAGTTAAGTTTTCAAGTCACTCAGACAGCCGGGTCAGTTAGCTGGTCTGCCGTTTTGCAGTTGTCAAACGACAACGTAAATTGGTCCGATTCAACAGCAACAGCAAGCATAACGGCGGCTGGTAGTTCTTACATCGAGAAAGTTGATGTAGCTGCTAGGTATTGCCGACTTAGACTTGTGAGAACGTCCGGAACATTGACGGGATTTACCGCCGTCTTTAACGGTAAGTTCTAAGGAGGCACCGTGTCAAAACAAACTATTGGCTGGCAACCCGCTCGGTTACTTAATAGCCGACGAACCGTCACAGCCTTGGGCGCTATCCTTAGCTTGACCGTTATAGCCCTGGTCAACAAAGTAGACACCTCAATGAGCATTGCCACCATAGCCGCTGCAATGTGCGCTGGAAATGCGTTTCAGCGTAAGGGGCAGCCCGATGCAGAGTGAACAATTGATGGTCTTGTTTGAAAAACTTGATTCAAAGCTTGACGTTATACGGGAGGATTTACACTTGATTTCTTTAAAGTCCAGTGAGACTTCCGTTAGACAGTTGGCAAACGACAAAGAAATTCAGCTACTTAAAGATGAGGTAGCGACTTTAAAGGCAGCTCATAACAAGCTTGAAGGCGCCTGGAAATTATTAACTGTCCCTGGTTTACTAAGTGCTATATATGTTTTAACCAATCTAATCAAAGGTTAAGACGCGGCTCCTGCCCTTCGGGGTGGGAGCCCTTTTTCGTTTGTGTAAAAAATTTGTTGACGGCGCTAAAGGTTTTTTGGGAAAGTGTCGATAAGGTTCTTGCAAGCAACGCTTGTAACAAGGAGTACCAGAATGGCAACAGTTGTCTTTGAATCCCGCAATAGCCCCATTGATTCTAAGCACTTCAACTTCTCCCACGAAGCCCGCACTTGGCTATTGCTTTCTGGCTATCTCCCTGTAGATAATGAGGGTAATCGCTACGTAAACTTATTTACAAGTGACGAAGCACATATATACACAGTGAGGGTAACAGAATGCGAGTAATTTTAATCTGTTTAGTTTTAGTAGGTTGTAATCACAAGATAGGCGTAAATGGTGGGACTGTCCACCATGTCTACGGAGAAGTAAAGGTAGTCAATGAGATCGTGCTCAAATTGGATGTTTCGGCTTGTGATACGTTGGCCGGGGAAGCGCAAGCGTCCTGCATCACTGAAACGGTTAAAGCGATGGGTGACCTCGCTGAACTAGCCAAATCATTGGCCTGTAAAGATCAAGAATGCCTAATGGGAGGTAAGTAATGCCGGGTAAGTATTTTAGTGACGAGGAGCTGGCCTGTAAATGTGGTTGTGGACTCCTCCCCAAACAAAGGACAATTGACATTGCGGACAAACTCCGGGTTCTGTGGGGAGCTGGTCTGAGGGTAACAAGCGGAGCCCGGTGCCAGAACTACAATAATTATCTACGTCTCCACGGCATACCAGCGGCTCAGTACAGTGCTCATATAGAGGGTCTAGCTCTCGATCTGAGACCTTTAAATGGGAAGGTAAGGGAGTTACAGGAGCTGGCTATTCAGAACGCTGAGAGGCTTGGAATTCGTGTTGAGGACCCTAAAGCCACCCCTCAATGGCTTCATTTCGACTTAAGACCAGTAGCACCCGGCAAGAACCGGGTTTTTAAACCCTAGGAGATTGTATGAATAAGATTGAAGACCTTTATCCGGGTGACGAAACAGTAGCTTGTATAGACGAAAAATCAGGTCGAATAACATTTGAGAAAGGTGGAACAAAACATGACAATGGAAAACCTGACCTATCATTGCTCCCGTTGCCGGGCTTATCTCACACGGCGCGAGCTTTTGAGTTCGGAATGCATAAGTACGGACGGTCCAACTATCGCAAGGGCTTTGAGTCACATCGACTCATTGGAGCCGCCTTACGGCACATATACGCTTGGAACGAAGGAGAAGACCTTGACCCTGAGTCAAAAGCCCACCACTTGGGGCATGCCGTCGCGACTCTTCTAATGTTAATGACGAATGAGCACGATAAAACCATGACTGACACTCGATTTAAAGGGAGTAAGAAATGACCAGACTAACCGCACTAGAACTTCAAATCAAAAGTAATAGCGACTTAGAAATGATTCAAATTTACAAGAAACAAATTGCTCAACTGGCGGCTTGTATCGCTGACCGTGAGGGTCGTATCTCTAGACGTCAACCCATTATAGAGCGGATCAGTGAAAGGGAGAAACGAGACTTTCTAATTCGACTTAACCGGGCGAAAGACGATGCGATTGGTGACGATTTTGTAGTAGGTGCTAAGTTCCGGTCCGGTGCTGATAAATTTGAAGTAACTTTATTTGACGCTGCCAATGGTATTTACAGTGTCCAAGACATAAACACAGGCCGGTCAGTGGTAGCGGGTAAAGACCTACAAACTATTGCAGAAGTGTTTTTCTTTGACTACCCGGCGGCTATTCTGCTAAAGTAATTTCTAGCCTGTCCGATAAGAGATTTAACAGGAGGTTGTTATGAGTACCTTAGATCTAATCAAAGCTTCTTTACACGGTGCATGCTTGAATCAAGATGAGTACAATCGAGTAGTTAAATGGGTTGAGGATGCAGTAAAAGCCATTGAGAGGGAAGAAAATGAAAACAAAGACTGTAGAATTTGATTATGAGGACAAATATGTACATGCTGTGGTGTATCTAGGCACAACCACAGGTCGAGGTGACGACCATGACGATGTCATCAGCCTTCACATCGAAGACACCCCCTATCCTAGCCGGGACTTGAGAGAGCGGCTTGAAGAAATGGCTATAGAAATTGCAAGATATGGCTAAAGTATTTTGACCTCCTGCCGATAAGTCTATTATCAGGAGGTTGAATATGAAAGTTATTAAGACAAAAGTTCTAGGTGTTGAAGTCTTCCAAGTAGTTAAGGACGGTCAAGTTATCTGTCAACGATACTCTTTAGCAGGAATTAAAACATGGTTAATGACACTAAACCAGTAAGATTGTTGATTATAGGCCGTCCTAGGTGTGGTAAGACGACACTAGCCACACGTCTAGGGGCGGAGCACGGTTTAGAAGTCACCCATTTGGACAAATACCTAGGCGAAATGCCATGGTCTGAGTTGTCCGATTGGATAGCTGAACAGTTGGCTAAGGACGGCAATTGGATAATAGAAGGGTGTAGCGGGGTTAGGGGGCTCAGGAAGTATTTAAAAGCTAACCCAAACAAGCCCCTGCCCTTTGAAGTCCGCTGGCTGGACGACTATAAGGTACTACCAACACCAAAACAACACGCTTTCGGGACAGCCTGCAAAGCAATCTATAACGAATGTACTAGAATGGGAGTCAAATTATGAAGATAATCAACCTGGGCGGCGGCTACTGCCTTACATTTACAAGCGATACGGATTGGACTGTGAGAAATGTTTTCGGGGAACTCGATCATGAGGGGTATATCAAGAAACTGGCTGAAACTCTCATCGCTATGAGGGAGTCAGTAGATGCCTCAGTACAGTGACCACGTAAAGCGCTGGGACGACAACCACTGGTCCCTCAGCATGGGCGGGAGCGGGTCTCCTTATGGGTTCGTGGCTTGGAGGGAGTGGAGAAGACGGTCAGATTATTTTGCAGCTTGGCACTAAAGTTTTTGGCCGGACCTCCGATAAGGTAATTATAAGGAGGGTAACACAATGTTAAAACGTACTTTGATCTTGGTTCTTGCTTGTACAGCGATAATGGACATTTGTTTGACACACAATATAAGGTTGACGGCAGCCTTGGTACTGGTGTACTGGATTGGACGTTGGCTTAAGACAGGAGAGGTATTATGAACCAACTACCAGAAAAATTCAAAGACCCAAGCAAATGGCAGCTTCGAGACGGCAGTGAGGTTGTGGCAATCTACCCTAACGCGGAAGATACTCTGTTTGTGACTTATAAAGATGCCAAAAACTACTACGACGCCTGCTGGCTTAATTCAAACGGCATGCTTTACGACAACGGCACTCATTCGAGCGTGGACCTAGTCCCCAAGCCTGAGACGGTGGAGCGGTGGGTTTACTTGCGCGTGTACGACCGAGACACATCTTATACAGTAAATAGACTAAGCAGGGAAGCTGCGGAAAGTTTGCGCCTAGAAGACATAAAAAACGGCTATCAAGTCTCCGAAATCCAAAAATTCACGTTCACGTTTGGGGGTGAGGGTTGAAATTTGGGAAACCTGACCCCAAGCCGGGTTACGAAAAGTTTGAGAGAAAGTTTGCTTGGCTTCCAGTTAAGTGTGAGCCTTATTTTGGGGGTCCAACCATCTGGCTGGAACACTATGTAAAGCGTACTTATTTTACGCGAAGAACTCTTGGTATGGGCGAGGGCGGGGGTTGGAGAAGTCAAAATTGGACACTAGAGTACGCCATGCAACAGTCTGAATCCCAGCGCCAGGTTTACGAACAAAACGTGGCCACAGCCCCAAAACTAAGGATTGTTAAATGAAACAGTATCTAGTCAATGAACAAAAGCTGGACGAGCTTGTCAATGGAGCGATTAGCGCAGGCTTGAAAAATAAAAGAACGTTTTATTACAACGCGAGTTCAGTTGGTGAGGAACTCCCGCCTGATACCAAGGTCCTCACCAGGGAACAAGTTATAGCAGCCTGCCTCAAGCATGCGAAGGCCTGGGATTTTGAAGATAAAATAGCAAACGAACTGTTTGGGGGTGAGGGGTGAAGCGGTATCTAGTAACTGAAACCGAAAACTATCACGGGCAGGTCATAAGCATGACTAAGCAGGAACTCCCACCCAATGCCCGCGTGTTGACGAGGGAGCAAGTAAGCGCGGCACTGACTGAGATGCTAATGTTCTTTGTTGTCCACGAGTACGGAGACTCAGATTTGCGTCCGGCAGAAATAGAGCTAAGAGAGAAGAAGTTAAACGAACTATTTGGAGGTAGCCTGTGAACGTAAAAGAATTAAAGGATATTTTTTTTAAAAAAAAAAAAAAACAAAATTGCCAGACGATTTTGAAATTCAAATTTTGTTGGAATTAGAAAGCGACGCTCCTCCGGCCTGGCAATACCAAGTCCCCGCCCTTCGCTGCGCGGTTAGTAATCGCTCAAAGGCTTTAATTTTTTGCCACGAAGAATACGACTTGAATCATTTTAGTAAAAAGAGACGCCAATGAAGAAATCTAAACCCAAACTAGGGGACCGAAAAATTTATTACACCCGCCACGAAATAGAGTACCACGCTTACGAGCCTGGATTTGACGACGGCTGGGTGCATATGTCGAGTAAAGAACTCCCACCTGACGCCAGGGTCCTCACCAGGGAACAAGTTATAGCAGCCTGCCTCAAGCATGCGAAGGCCTGGGATTTTGAAGATAAAATAGCAAACGAACTGTTTGGGGGTGAGGGGTGAAGCGGTATCTAGTAACTGAAACCGAAAACTATCACGGGCAGGTCATAAGCATGACTAAGCAGGAACTCCCACCCAACGGCAAATGGTTGACGAGGGAGCAAGTTGAGGCTGCTTACAAGTTGCTCAAGGCATACGGAGGCGATGGTAACAGCGGGTATATCTGTCACAAAGATAAGTTTCTTGACGAACTATTCGGGGAGAAAGCGGAATGAAACAATATCTAATCGACGACAGTATGTTTGAATTTGATTCTGAGATACCAGACTACACAGATTATTCTTGGTTGTTACAAAACCCGTTCCCTCCTGGCGCTAGAGTATTGACGAGAGAGCAAGTTGAGAAGGTGATAGGTAACCACATAAACTTAACGCAAGGCTTGTTGTGGGCGTTAGACGAACTATTCGGGGAGAAGAGCGCATGATTAACCTACTCTTCACGTTGGCTATTAATAGGGGACGCAAGATGCTCCGTATTGCCAAGCGGGAACCGAAACACACGCTCTGGTACTCAAACGGAATAGCATTTATTAAGTGGAAGGATGAGAAATGAGCAAGCTACGTGAGCTGTTAAAAAATAGGGACCCAAACCTTTCAGATCTCTTGCACGGTGCAGCTGATGAGATTGCGGACCTTATGGATGAGTTTAGGGCGTACAATAGTAGTGACTGTCTAGGATATGAATATGTCTTGGACGCTGTAGACGCACTCGACAAGAAACTAAACGGAGAGGTGAGTAAATGAAATGTGACCCTATCGACAGATACGACTACTGGAAACATGCACGAGGTTTTTGTTCTTGCAGTGCAGAAGATCACGAGAAAGAAAGACTTGAGCAAGAACTTAGTGACCTAAGGGTTAAGGTTGCCGCAGGCGAGAGAGCTAAGCGTGAACTTGAAAAGAAACTAAACGGGGAGGGGTGAATGAGTCCAAGAGAAGAGTTTGCTAAGAAATTTGCTAAAGCTTTTAGAAAGCACAAAAACAAATTAATTGTGGTCGAATCTGGAGGTTGTTGCAGTCAACCAAAACAAAACATAATAATGAACGACATGGTAATGCTGAGACACATACTAGAAGAATTGGGCTATACGACAGACGAAGCAATGGAAATAATATGGTGTGAAAGATGAACAAGATTGAAATACTTGAAGGCCGTCTTAGAAGCCTTGAAGACTCAGGTTCTACTACAATGCTGGTGCATAAAGAGACACTAAAGCAACTCCTCGCGGTTGTGATGGCGGCTCAGAAACAAAAGAAACATGCGAGCTTCGATTTGATAATGGCACTAGTGGCCTTGGAGGTGGGGGAATGAATAGGAACAGCCCAATTAAAGTCTACATTATTATTCGCACTGACGACCCCTGCCGCATACACTCCTGCCGGTCGGTAGATGACATATTCTGGACCAGGGATTTAGCGGACAAAGAAACTAAGAGAAGAAACAGCATTAACCAGCCCCACGATTGTCATTTTCATGTGGAGGAGTACGAGGTGTACTGATGGCTAAGTTTAAAGATTATATACCGCCTTGGGCGGGAGAACCCATGGATAAGTGGAATTGGGCAATCTTCGTAGGATTTATTATAGCGCTACGTGCTTGGATTTACTGGGGAGGTGGGTGATGGTGCCGAGCAATAGCAACAAGGAGCTGGCTAACTTAGCTCTCTTTTTCTTGGCTCTTATTTCGTTTGTTGGTTGGTGTCTAATACTTCTTGGGGCAAAGTGAGTGAATACTGCAATATTTGTTGTGGCTGTATTTGTAAGCCTATATGTGGGATTAGAGTGGTGGTTGTACGATGACTACCGACTTTAGATTAATGGAGGTGAATAATGATTTACTTAGAACAATCTCCAATGGAATTAAGGCGCAAGCATCCCGCCTTACCAGAATTCTCACGGTGCTTCTGCGGACACGAAAACGGCTGGACCAAGACTTGGATAAGTAAAGACCTAGTTGGACTTGGGCGGGGTTCTTGTGAGTCCTGCGGGCACCCAGGGGGTGGCTACGCTTACGTGTTTAGGGACACAAAACTGAATCGACAGAGGATACAGGAGCTATTCGGATGAGTTTGTGAGACAGTTCGATTCGTATCTCGAAACGTCCGACGAACCCGAATGGCCCACAATGGAAACGCACAAAGCAAGAGACGCGTACATAGCTGCGAGGAGGGGTGAGGAATGTGGAAACGAGGAGAAGGTTGTGGAGATTGAGGAATGACAGAACAAGACGCTGATTTGATTATGATTTGGTTATATGATATGGGCACACACCAGTCGCAATACGGCTTGGCCCTAGAACGACACTTCTACGAGTGGGGAAAGGAGAGGGATAGGGCAATGTGCCCGGCTCTCCATGCCCACGCGCTTACCAGAATCGCTGACAGGAAGACGCTAGAGGGGGTTCGCGATAGGTTGTACGACATGCGGGCGTGATGGTGTGAACTGTTGATATTATTAAGGGGTGTTATGAAAATTACAAAGGCTCTGATGAATTTGCAGGCGGCACTAGCAATGTCTGGCAGCCGTACAAAATTGGATTTAACTGTCTCCGAGACAGCCTATGCGCGTATATGCTCAGAAGCCTTTAACGACACCAAGATGTCTTTATTTGGCTACCCTAAGTCAATTACGATTACAGGTCCTTGTGACTATATCACGGTAAGGTGTTCCCCTGCTCCAGAGACTGAAGACGAGCTTCAATTTAGACTATACAAGCAGGGTAAAGTAGTAAGTTGTTGATATTGTTGAGGGGCGTTATAGTGGTAAAAAAGAAATACGGGGTAGAGCTGCATCCTCTCTACGGGACATGGACTTCAATGCTATCGAGGTGCTATAACCCTAATCACCATGCTTTTGACCATTACGGAGGCAGGGGCATTCGGGTATGTCAACGGTGGCGCAACAGTTTTATCAAGTTTGCTCAAGACATGGGTGATCGGCCTGATGGATTTACTCTGGATCGCGTAGACAACGGAAAAGGATATAGCCCTAAAAACTGTCGGTGGGCATCAAAACAGACACAAGCCCAAAACAGAAGACAGCACGAGGTTGCCAGTACCATTGTAATTGATGGTGTTAAAGCCAGTGTGCGTCAACATGCTTTAAGATTGGGAATCCCTCTGTCGAGTGCTTATAGGGAATACCGGAAAACAGGTGGATTAGGTAAATATCTGAAATCATTGACAGCCGTTAAATAGGTAAAATAAAATGTCTGGTATGGGGCTTTTTCATTATCCCCCATACAAAAGCGGGTTTTTGGATAATTTACCCTTTTGTCTGTCGGAACGTGGGTTGCAAGAATCATGCCAGTCTATCTTGTCCATGCCAACCCACTAGACGCGCGCATTGCCCCCTCCCATCGATCATTACTACCCCCTGCACAGTTACCCCTACCTGCTAGCTCCAATCGATTCTAGGGGCTATTCTGTCACTCACACCGCACCTCGCTGACCGCGTGGTTAATTGGTGGGGTTTGCAAGAAGTGTACCAACTTGACAGTCTATACATTCTTACCACAATGTAAGTATTTGTGGGCAGTTCTTTTATGCAAGATACGTGCCACTCGATATGAGACGGTCTCGCTCCACCCTCACCTAAGTCCACCCCCACCCCTAAAACGCTTCAGATCCAAAGTTTGTGATCCACAATCGTGCCATGTCTGAAATGATGGAGGAGGGGTGTCAAAAGTTTGGATAGCATTCCGCCTTGGAGAATCGTGCCAAAGTTAGGGCCAGCAACTGGGGGTTGCAAGATCCATGCCAATAATATTCTTCTAAAGTTCTTATGGTTTTGTTCCGATAAGTTAGTATGTGGCAAGGGCAGCGCATCTGCTCAGCCACCAAGCCTGCCCGCAATTCGATACCGCACGTAAAAGAAAACCCCCAGACCTATATGGTCCAGGGGCTCAGAAAGGGGTCTAGAATCGATTGTAGGTTAAATACTAGCTGCGTATACTACCAAGGCGATTAGAGCGATTAGGGCACCGATTAGCTTGATCATATTATATCCTTGTT